AAACGGCAGGAGTTCCGTTACCAAATCGTAACCCATCGAAGAAAGAGCAAAGAGGGGTTACGAATTGAAGCTAAACAACTGCTCCACAGTTTTTTATTCATCGTATTTCATCGTTCTGCATCGCTCAGAAGCACCTGTTTCACTGTACCTTTGCAAGCAAAGGGAATTTAGAAAAACGATAGAAGAATGAAAGAAAACAAACTGAAAGTATCGTTCTTTGTTCAGGCAAGACGAACCGACAAGAAAGGACTTGTGCCTGTCATCGGGCGCATCTCCGTAGGCAGAACCCATTCGGGGTTCTCCACCAAGTGTAAGACTCCGATCGCCCTATGGGATAGCCGTAAGCAACGACTCACCGGCAAGAGTGCTATGGCGGTGTCCGTCAATCAGAAACTCGGTGAATGCACCGCACTCATCCACGCACGCTTTCACGAACTCAGTGAAAGAGAAGAATCCTTTACCGCCACCGATGTGAGGGATGCTTATCAGGGGCAAATCCACCGTCAAGCCCTGCTTTTGCAGAGTTTTGAGGAATATCTCAGACAGACAAAGGAACGCATAGGCATTGATAGAGCCTTGAAGACATTCAAGCTCCGTACCTATCAGCTATCCCTGCTCCGTGAGTATCTGCAGAAGAAGTATAAAGTAAGCGACATTCCCCTTTCACAATTAGACAAAGCCTTTATTGAGGGTTTCGAGTACTACCTCTCCATTGACCGAAAACTGAAACGTAGCAGCGTGTCAAGTACTCTATCCACCTTGAAGTGCATCGTCCGCATGGCGGTGAAGAAAGGCGTGCTGGACTTCTACCCGTTCTTGGGCTACAGTTATGAACGTCCCAAAGGTGAGCCGAGAAGCATCTCACAAGACCAGCTGCAACGCATCATTGACTTGAAGATAGAATGGGAGAACTACCGTATTGTCCGTGATTTGTTCGTATTCTCCTGCTTTTCAGGCTTGGCAATCTCAGACGTGCGCAATCTCAGAGAGGAAAACATTGTCTTGGAAGAAGGTGAACTCTGCATCAAGGGCAAGCGAATGAAAACCAAGACCCCGTATCGTGTACAGGTACTTCCACCTGCTTGGGCGATAATGGAGCGGTACAGAGGTAAGCGTGCTGGTTTTGTCTTTGAAGTGCCGACTAACGACATCATCCACAACGGCATGCTCTACATACAGAGAAATATCGGTATGGAAATCCCGCTAACCTTTCACATGGCTCGCCACACCTTTGCATCGCTCATCACGCTCTCAGCAGGAGTGCCTATTGAAACGGTGAGCCAGATGCTCGGACACACCAACCTGAGAACAACACAAGTATATGCTGCCGTTTCCTCCGAGAGAATCCATCGAGAGATGCAAAATGTGCAGCAACGCATACAAGATACATTCACCTTGAAGCTTTGATATTATGGCACGAAGTACATTCAAAACACTATTCTATATCAATCGGTCCAAAGAAAAGAAGAACGGCAAATGTCCGATTATGGGACGCATCACTATAGACGGAAAGCAGGTGCAATACAGCACGGGCAAGGAGATTGCTCCCGAACTTTGGGATAGTCGTAAGGGAAGATGCAAGGGAACGGGCGAAGAGATAAAGGAAATCAACCGCTATCTCCAAGCCAAAGAGGAACAAGCCAAAGCGAAGTATCAAGAATTAGTATGGCAGCGTGGCTATATCACAGCCGAGCTACTGAAATGTGAACTCATGGAAGAAGACAAACCTAAAGGTTTTCTTTTGGAAGAAGCACATCTCTTCATTGAGGATAAACGTCCCTGTGTGGGGGTAACGATTGCCAAGCCGACCTTTGCCAATTACATCTATGCCACACAACTCATAGAGGCTTATCTGCGTGAACGATTGGGACTGGAGGATATTCGCTACTCATTGTTGGACTACGGCTTTATCGAGGGGATGGACTTCTATCTCAAATCAGAGCGCAACCTTTCCCTTGCCACCATTCAGATTGTGGTCATCTTCCTAAGAAAGCTTATCGGCATCGGTCAGCAGAAGAAGTATATCCGTATCGATCCGTTTGCGGACTACAAGGCAGAACTGCCACACCGCACAAGGCGTTATCTCACTACGGAGGAGCTCCAACGAGTATTACAAACACCCATCATTGACAGGCAGTTCGAACGGGCAAGGCAGCTCTTTCTTTTCTGTGCCTTTACTGGTCTGGCACGTGTGGACATGCAACGGCTCAGGCTAAAGCATATCATCCGTAATGCAGACGGCACGGAGGAAATCCGTATCAAAAGGCAGAAAACGGACGTAGAAGCTATCATTCCACTTTTGCCTATTGCCAAGCAAATCCTTTCACTCTATATCAAAGACAAGAAAGTAGACGACTTGATATTCCCTAACCTAACCACCCGCAAGGCGTCTTTAGCTTGTGTGAACATTGGTCAGATATGCCGAATAGAGAAAGGTTTGACCTTTCATATGGCTCGCCATACATTTTCAACCACAATTTGCCTATCCAACGGGATCTCAATGGAAACGCTCAGCAAGATGCTCGGACACAGCAATATTGACACAACACAAATCTACGGGAAGATAACCGATCACAAGATCCAAGAGGATATGACTGCACTCACTGACAGAGAGCATGCTGCCTTTGAGGGTTATTGTGAGTCAATAGCACAGCAAGACAAAACGCAATCTGAACCTTTATAGGTGAACTTTCCTCAAAGACCTGAAGCCATATTCGGTCGGGC